CTCTGTGATATTCAGAGCGTTTGATTCACCATCGGTCAGAAACACAGTGTTGATTTTATCAACATTGAAACGTTTCTTGAACTTATTGAAGAGATGAATTGCTGCAAAGATAGTGTCGTTCAGAGGAGTACTACCAAGATCATACTTACGATGTTCGTGAAGATCATAACGATACTGAATGCACTTCATCAAATTCCAAACACGATGAATCTGAGCATCCAGTTCCCTGGTGTTCAAAGAACTGTTGAAAAATTCAACAAGTTTAAACCTACCAAGAATAGCAATTTCACGGTGAGTTTCACACTTATCAAATGCTTCATAGCAGTCATTTGAATTGTCTACGAATGCAAAAACTTGATAAGGAATCTGAACTTTCTTACAGAAGACCACAAGATTGATAAGTTGTTTAATAGTTCCTTCCAGATTATCATCCATAGAACCAGACCAATCAATATACATGATCAGACCATGATTCTTACCAGTAGGAACAACAGAAGTTTTCTTGAAGAGATCATCAGACCACTTATAAGAAGTCAGTTTGTTTGTGTCAAGAACTCCAGTCTTTGCAAATGAAGAACGATTGTACTCATTTGCTTTCTTTTTCATCTCAAACTCTTTGATCAGGAAAGAAACTGCTTTGTTACTTTCTTGTTTGAACTCATTGTAAGATTGTTTCCAAGATTGAATCCACTCCTTACCAACATACTTGAGTTCATCATTCCAACCGATAACAGTTTTTTCAGAGATCTCAGACATACAACGATCCATATCAGAAGAAAACTCTTCAATGGAAACAATATGCTTTTCCCAATCAACGTTAGGGGGAGTCACATAAACATAGTTCTTCCGACTGTTTGTGACAAACTTACGTTGATTCTTTTCCCAAGCCTGATCAGTAGAAGACTCTTCAATATCATCTTCAACGTCATCATCTAGTTTATCTCCACCAGATGACTGAGTTTTGTTCTCAGATTGACCATCATTGTCTTTTTCACGTTTCTCATCAGAGTCACCTTCTTCCTCTTGTTCCGAGTCACCTTGAGTTGGAACACTATCAGCAGCGAGAGAACCAGAATTATTGTTTTCAATAATAGGAGCAGGAGCATCAATTTCCTCTTCTTTCTTTTTGTTCTTCTTCACATATTCCAGAATCTGACGACAGACATCAACAACTTCTGGAAATGTTTGCGTATCACGAACCAACTCAACAAAAGGAGATTCTTCGGCTGAGAAAGGAATTAAAGTTGCAACATCATGAATACCAATCTTGAAGTACAGATTGATACGGTCAATCAAAGTAAGTTCATTAAGATCACTTTCTTTGATCTCAAAGAAATCTTCTTTGTTCAGTTCAGAATAACCACGATAGAAAGACTTAGTAAGACCAGGATATTTTACTTTCATCAGACGTTCAATACGAGCGTCTTCAACAACGTTCAGATAAGACTGGGGGATACCATACGTATCTCCCCACTCATTTGGGGTGTAGATTGCATGACCAACTTCATGGCCCACAAGAAGATCATATACATCATCACTAACGTTATCCCAAATAGGAAGACTCAGAACACGATTCTCCACATCAAAAGATGCAGTGGGAACATTATCGTGTTCCACAGTCAGATTCTCGGTCGCAAGAAGTTTAGCGAGATTACTCTTAACTTGACGATTGATAGTCATACTGGGGGTTCCTGTGTATGAAGCTATAATACGACAAAAAGAGGCCTCCGTCAAGGAGGCCTATGATAAGGATTATTTATGAGACAGAAACCTTACTAAAGTTTTTAACCTTTTCAAACTTCATCACACGATCAAACTTATCATGTAACAGTTCACCTTTATGCGAGATGATAAAAATGTTTGAACCATCAGTAACTCCACGAAGAATTCTTAAGAAGTCTTCAGTACCAGCAACGTCCAGAGAAGAATCAAATACTTCATCTAAGATTAGAAGGTTTGTGTTTGCAGAGTTCTTGAGTTTAGCAACCGATCTCCAAGTGAACATCAAAGCCAAATCAATTCTCATCTTCTCACCCTCAGAGAATGAAGAATAAGTAAAATCATCTCTAAATCTAGATTTGATACTTTCGTTAAACTCCTCATCCAATGTAAAGTTAACGTAGAAGTCTAACATCTGCAAATACTGGTTGATCAGTTTATTCATCACAGGAAGATACTTCTTAATGATCATAGACTTGATACCAGTATCTTTGAGTAGACTGGAGATCAGATCATAATTTCTACGATCATCTTTGAGACGAGAAATGTTCTTCTGGACTGCAAGACCTTCACCCGCAATCTCAGCTAACTTCCTTTTCTCAACCTCAGCGTTACCTCTGTTAGTCTTTAGATCATTAATTTCGTCTTCAATATCACGGATAAATTTATTATTTGAAGTTATAGTATTAACAAACTTACGAATCTCATATGTGTAATCGGAAATTGTATTTACTATGTTATTCTTCTCATCAATTTTGGTATTAATATCTGATATATCGGTCTCTACTTTTTGCAATGCTTTTTGACACTTAGCAATTTCTTTATCTCCATCTTTGATCGCAGCAGATTTTAGGTCTTCACTCAATCCTTGATTGCATGTGGGACAGGTATCATTATCAGCATAGAATTTTTTACTTTTCTCAAAGTCTTTGATTCTTGCAGAAAACCCATGAGAATGTTTCTCTAAAGTTTTGAGTTCTTTCTCAATACTCTTATAACCTTCAAGCTCTTGTTCTTTCTGTTTAATTTGATTCTCCATTTCAGAGATCTTGGATTCACAATCAATGATATCATTGTTTAAACTCTCAATCTTTTCTTTCTTTTGATCAATAGTCTTTTTGTTTTGAGATTCAATGGTGCGAATAAAATTCTGTTGGAGTTCTGCTTTTTCTTTTAAGAATTGAATCTGATTTTCAGTTTCTTTGAGTTCCTCACCAGTTGTCTTAATGCGATCTTTAAGGATAACATTCATTGTAGAAAAGATCTTAATATCCAAAAGATCCTCAATTACTTCCCTGCGACTTGCAGCTGGAAGTTGCATGAAAGGAACAAACGTAGAAGAACCAAGAACTACAATCTGCGTGAAAGATTTATAGTTCAATTTTAGGATAGTCTGTTCAAACCACTTCTGTTGATCCACAGCAGAAGAAGCTTGATCTAGAATGTTTCCATTCTTATAGATCTCAAAAACTGCAGGTTTAATTCCTCTACGAACTTTCCAATCAGTACTACCAATAGAAAACTCCACTTCAACCAAACAATCCTTTTCATTGATTGAGTTGATGAGTTGGTTCTTATTAACCTTTCGGAAAGACTTGTTGAATAGTGCAAATACCAATGCTTCAATAATGGTACTTTTACCGGCACCATTCTGACCCACAATCAGAGTAGTCCCATGACTATTCAGATCAATTTTGATCGGATTGTTTCCTGCTGCAAGAAAATTTTTATAGGAAACACTTTTAAATAAAATCATAAGATGGTTGGACTGGAGGGATTACAAAGTCATCTGGAGTGATAATGGTGTAATTATACCCGAATCTCTCGCAAGCCGCAATGGCCTGTTCGGGTTCTATTTCCATCGCCTCCAGTTCTGGAAAATTATCTGCCTCTAAAAGAACGATATATCGTTGTGCGTCATCATACTCTTCAAAGAGTTGAAGAACTTTTTCACCAGTTTTAGTTTCAACGGCGAAAGCACCTTCACCTTGGTTTTCTTTTAGAGTTAGGATGTACATCACTGCATCTCACAAGCTTCTACGTAAATAGACTTGATGATAGTCTTTAATTCTGTTTTGTTAACAGATGATTCTATCTCTTCTATGTATCTATTTAAAGTAGTGAGGGTATCTTCACACTCCAAACCAACGGAGTCATCTTCAAAATTAAAGTTTTCATCTTCAATAATTTTAAGATCGTGAATACCAATATCGTAAAGTCTTTCAACTAGCTGTTCAAACATACGGTTGTTAGAACGTTCCTCTACAATAACTTTAATATAACTGTTTTTGTATTCAGATACATTAAAAACTTTGTAGTCATTCTTTGCATCATTATAAAAGATCTTTCGGAACATCTTATAAGGATTTTGAATGAACTCTGTATCGAGCGTCTCTGGATTCAATAAACTAAATCCACGTCTCTCACCATAATCATTCCAATACAGTTCGTATGGATTTCCGATGTATTTGATATTTCCTTTCTCTGAACGGTGGTGAAAATGACCAGAGAATACTTTATCAAACTTGTGGAAGAACGATGCATCAGTTCCACCAGTGAATACATGTCCTGGATGTGCCATGAATCCGTTGATTTCAAGGTGACCCATTACAACTCTGGAATCTGTATTAGCCAGATGTTCTCTGACTTTCTCTTTATTCTCAGAATTCACCCATGGTAACATGGTGATCTTCAATCCTTCAACTTCAATATCAGTGACTTCACTATAGATGTTGATATTTTTATAAGACTCCAAAAGAAGTTCTGGTGTATTGATCTTATTGGTATTCTTGTAGTATGCAGTATGATTACCGACAATCATATGCACAGTAATACCCATCTTCTCCAAAGTATCGTAATACTCTGTCTTGATGCGATGCCATGCAGCTAGGTCAATACCTTTCCTATTATCAAATGTATCACCCATATCGATAAGATGTTTGATCTTATTCTTCTGCAGATATGGAAAAAATACTTCTCGATAGAACTTCATGAAGTATTCCCAGAAAATCTGGGATGACTTTCTTCCATCAAGATGTTGATCTGTAATAAGAGCAATAGTCATCGGTTTTTCATTTCGAGTGATTCTTTAATGCTGTTCATATCAGACATACTAAATCCAGATCCCTCATCCACAGAGAACACTTCATCAAAACCAGACTTCTCTAGAATACGAGCTTTGATATCAAGTTGTTTCTTCTCTCGTTGAATACGACGAAGGAATGCGAAGTAAATGATCTGAGTAAAATATGCAAATGGATTTGTTGATTTTGCAGGATCAAAGTTGTCAATGTACTGAAGACAATTTTCAATTCCATCACAAATCATATCATCCTTAAACATGTAGTTTACAAAGTTAGGACGATAAGAGAGGTGAGTTGCAATTTTCAAAAAACACTCTCCAACATATTCGGGAACCTTTGGTTTAGGATTACCGAGATCTTTAGCTTCTTGAACCTGTTTTCTATATTGGACTAACGCATCAAGGAAGTCCTTATTGTTCACATAATGTTCTTTCTTTTTCATGAAGCATGGTACGGTTCGTAACGTGTATCCAGTATAACATAGGAATGGGGCCCTTGACAAGGCCCCAAAAAGTCTCTATAATAACTCTGTCAGGGTTCAGAGAAACATCTAGCTTAACTTATAGATATTCTCTAGAAGCTTACGAGCATCATCTACTTTAGACTTAAATCCCATCTCTGCGTCTAGTTTAACTTTAGATGAGTCTTCAAGATTAAAATATTTTTTAACTGTACGGTTGTAGATTGAAACAATACGTTGATCTGCTTCATATACAGTGATTGTTTTTTCTTTCTCAACAAATACAATATCTTCCTGAGA